GCGGCCGCGGGCGCGTCGACGTTGCGTCGAATGGTAGAGCCGGACTATCAACCCACGTAAAAAAGCCCCTTTCGGGGCTTATAGGTCAAGGATGATCACTAGGATCGCGGCCAATATGGCCGCGATAACTAACGACACAGCGCCGCGACGATTGCGTCGGATAGGATGATGCTGCAGACAATGACCCACGCGACAAGCGCGCCCGTGGCGAGGGTTTCAAGTTTCATTGGTCGGCCTCCGCGTAGGCTGATTCAATGCGCGCGCCCGTATGATCACAATACAGGTCCGCGTCTTCCCAGTTAATATCGCATCCGATGACGCGCCAGCCGCCCGTGTTGTCATCCGTGCGGATGGCGCGTCGAATTAGTCGGCGCTCGTTTTCGGCCGCAGCGTAAGATAGGGCCGCGCCATCGGCCGTTATAAAGTAACGCGGATACCCGCCCGGCCATGCATAGGGTTCTGCTAGATCGCGGGCAAATTGATCGGCTGAATATTTCATGATTAACCTTTAACGAGTGGAATAACCCGACGCGCGATAGCATCGGCCGTTTTGGCGCGCGTGCCGTGCGCGAGAAACCCGACGATAACCTTGCGATTAGCGCGGGCGCACAATCCGCACGTGTAGCACGTAACGTCATCCTTAGTCTGAGCCGGACACACGACGATAGCGCGGCCCGCCGGGGTGGTGGTTCGCTCCGGGGTCCCTAAAGGGACAACGACGGCAACGGGTAAACCCGTCTCCGCAAGCTTGTCAGCGTGGCCCGCGTCGTCGGCCGATAGGTTCACGGTAAACCCGCGCTTGGTCGCGTAGCGCGCGAATTTGATCGCGCGGTCCGAATGCTTATGCGTGTAGGTAAACCCGCGACGCCCGCGATTCGCTTCGATTAGCTGCGCAAACGCGGGGCCGTCAATATCCTCACCCACACCCGGTAAATCGCCCGCGACGTTAAACCGCCACAGCGTCGCGGGTTTTAACGCGCGAATTTTGGCCGCGACCGTGGCGATATCCTTGCCGCGCGTCGGGACTTTGTCCCAATTTAGGCGAGTGTGGAAACCCGCATCCGCGTAACAAGCTTTCATCTGCCCGCAACTAGCGGGGCAAGTATCGCGCGCGGAGTAAGTAATCGGGATCGGCCCGGTTTTTGTGTTGCTTGATTTTGCGACGAAGTGGATCATTTTGCGGCTCCGGCAAGCGTAGCGTTGAATTTATCGGATCCGATACGTTCGATCAACGCGTCAACTTGCGCTTGTGCGGCCGCGCGCGCTTCTTTAAGCGTGAACCCTTTAGACGATACGACCGCACCTTTGTATTGACCGCGCACGTGCGCCACGCAAGCGCCCGATTCAGGGTGCGTTACCTTCCATGCGCCAAATCCGTCCTTGTGCAACGCAAGCTTGTGCGTTTCCGTGCCCGCGATCACGATCAACGCGTGCGCTTTGAACGTGGCGATCGGATCGCCGTTTTTCATTTTCGTCGTGACTTCCATTGTTTACCCTCGTTTAGTTTAGTGTGATCGGACAAAATGCCCGCCAATGCGCCCGTCGGGCGCATTAGCTGAAATTTTAAAGGTAGCCGACGAGGATGCCTTCCTCGTCGCGCACGGCGATTACGTAGTACTCGCCGCGTTGTTCGATCGTGTACGTCCAATCGTCGTTTTCGTTGTTAAACGCGGCCGTTTCGATCGCGCGTTGCTCTGTCATGTAAAGCATTTTCGGTTCTCCTTATTTTGCGTTGATCAGCTCGCGAAGCTCGCGAATCGTTTCGGCGTGCTCTTCTTGAGGTTGCGTGTACCAGTTGCTGTCATAGGATTCCATCACCCACCGATGACTGAGGATTGACTCGGTAAATTCTGCGTCGCACAAAACCGGGATAACGCCGTCGATGTTGCGGTCAACGTCGACGAACACGGTTTGGCCGTTAGCCAAAACGCGCGCGGCAATTCGCTGACCTTTGGGGCCGTATTCGCGCTGTGTGTTGAATCTGATCGTTTTCATTTGTGCGTGTCCTGTAGTTGAGTTAAGTAGCGAGAGCACACATCTTTACACGTGTACAGCGTCAAAAAATGGCAGTTGCAACTTGCGGTTGTAAAAATCGTCAAAACCTAGGGAAACCCCTAGTGCGCAGCGTTGCGCATTGGCAACGCGCAAAGTGTGGACACTTTGTGAGCGTTTTGTGAGCGTTTTTTGGCGTGCGAGTGTCTACACTTTTGCGAGGATTGGCGCGGGTTTGTGGGGTGTACCCGTATGTTAGCTATATCACTTTTGAAAAAAGTTGAATTTTATATATATAGGGGATTTTGCTGGACGACGGCCGTGGAATCCGCGCGCGTTTTCCCAGCGCAATTTTTTACCTGGTCAAAAACCGCTCACAAGTGGGTACACGCTCACACACTAAAAAATAGTACGGTTTCGTAGCATGGCAAACAGGCGGGTACACGTACACGGCTAACCGATTTTTTAGAATGGCAAACAGGCGGGTACACCGGGTACACGTCCGCCCGCCTGCGCATGGCATGGGGCCGCACCGGCCGTTGTGCCCATGGCAAACAGGCGGGTACACGAAGGAGGCCGGGTAGGGCCGGCGGCCCGGCCGGTCACGGTAACGCACCCCCCGCAAACATTTTTTAAAATTTTTTTGTTACACTTCAGCCATGTTCAAATCTTTGCCACTAACTGTCAGAAATGTTCAGGCGACCGAGGCGCGTCTTCAGTCCATCTACGACGCGGCGAAGTTAGGTCTGAAAGGTGACTCGCTGGCGCTGGCGGCTGGTATGCTGCCCGCTGAATATCGGCAACTGTGTCAGCTAGATCCGTTAGCGGAAATGGCTGAACAAAAAGGCCGCGCGGATAACGAGCGTGAAATCTCGCAGGTTCTCAACAACGCGGCGTTAGGTGGCGACGCCAAAGCCGCGTTAGAGATCCTGCGTCACCGTCACGAGTGGACGGCCAAGCAAGAAGTTAGTGTTGATGTGTATCAACGGATCAGCATCACACAGGCGCTAGAAGCCGCGCAAACCAGAGTGCTAGAGAATGCAAAAAACGATCTATACATCAGCCGAAGAGCAGACGTTGATGACGCGGTTGTGGTCACCCGCAATAGCGAACGATCCTGAAGCGTTTGTACTGTTCGCGTTTCCTTGGGGTCAACCCAACACACCGTTAGCTAAGTTTAGCGGGCCGCGCAAATGGCAACGCGAGATACTGCGTGACATTACCAAGCACATCAAAGTCAACGAAGGTAAGGTCAACATGGACACGCTACGCGAAGCGGTGTCCAGCGGACGGGGTATTGGTAAGTCTGCGCTAGTGAGTTGGCTGATCTTGTGGATGCTGTCCACGCGGATCGGCTCGACGGTCATCGTCAGCGCCAACAGCGAAGCGCAGTTAAGGTCTGTCACTTGGGGTGAATTGACCAAGTGGCAAGCGATGATTATCAACTCCCATTGGTGGGAGATCAGCGCGACTAAGATCGTACCGGCGCAATGGCTGACCGAACTGGTCGAGCGCGACTTAAAGAAAGGGACGCGCTACTGGGCAGCAGAGGGCAAGCTGTGGAGTGAAGAGAACCCCGACGCCTACGCCGGGGTACATAACCACGACGGGATGATGTTGATCTTTGACGAGGCGTCAGGTATTGCAGACGCGATCTGGGCGGTGGGGGCTGGCTTTTTCACAGAAAACATTCTGGACCGCTACTGGTTTGCGTTTAGCAACCCACGACGCAACAGCGGGTACTTTTTTGAGACGTTTAATAGTAAGCGTGACTTCTGGCAGACGCGCCAGATAGACGCGCGCACGGTTGAGGGGACGGACAAACAAGTCTACGAGCAGATCATCGCGGAGTACGGCGAGGATTCAATCCAGGCGCGCGTTGAGGTGTACGGTGACTTTCCAAGCGCGGGTGAGGATCAGTTCATCTCGCCAATGATTGTCGAGGACGCATTTAAGCGGCCTAAATACAAGGACGAAACCGCGCCTATAGTAATAGGGGTAGACCCAGCGCGTGGTGGACTGGACTCAACTGTAATTGTAGTTCGCCGGGGCCGGGACATCGTAGCAATCAAACGGTACAAGGGCGAAGATACGATGTCAATTGTTGGTCGTGTCATTGACGCAATTGACGAATACAAACCAACGCTAACTGTAATAGACGAAGGTGGTTTGGGCTACGGTATACTTGACAGGCTAACAGAGCAACGGTATAAGGTACGGGGGGTAAACTTTGGTTGGAAAGCCAAGAACCCTGTAATGTGGGGCAACAAGCGGGCTGAGATGTGGGGCGCGATGCGCGAGTGGCTGAGGACGGCCAGCATCCCACAAGACAAGATGCTCAAAGATGATCTGGTTGGGCCGATGAAGAAGCCCAACTCGGCGGGTACGATCTTTCTGGAAGGTAAGAAAGAGATGAAATCTAGAGGGTTGGCATCTCCCGACGCAGCCGACGCGTTGGCAGTGACGTTTGCCTATCCTGTAGCGCACCGTGAGTACACAGAAAAAGCGCGTACGATTGTTTCCAATAGGGCTACAATGTCTGGATCTTGGATGGGTGCATAAATGAAAAAGGGTCTTTACGCCAATATTCATGCTAAACAAGCACGTATTGCTGCTGGTTCTGGCGAGAAGATGAACAAGGTTGGTAGCAAAGCTGCGCCATCTGCCAAAGACTTTAAAGAATCGGCAAAGACGGCTAAGAAAAAGTGAGTGATTACACCGGGATTAACGCTGTTGGCAACGTGGCTCTTGGTGGCAAACCACTCAAGAGCGACTCGGATGTCTTGTCCACAGCACGAGATCGCCTGTCGATGGCAATTTCGGCGTATTCCGAGTCGCGCGAAGACGAGCTAGACGACCTGCGTTTCTACGCT